CAGGCGCGGGCTATGTAGCGGATACATTAAACCCTTATTTTGGTGCTGTAGACGATTATTTAAAACCTGCACCAATAGGCGGTCCAAAGCCACTTACACAAGGATCGCTTGCTGCAAATATAAACCCTAACAAACTTCAAGAACGCGCTCTTGTTGATTACGCAGGATTTGACCCTATTAGAACCCCGGTTACAACTGCACCTGTATCTTCTCCGCTTGATTTAAAAAATGCTTCTACTGTCAACCCTGATATGTCTTCACAGGCCGCAGCTCCGGTAGAAACTATTGTTAAACCTGCCGCACCTCCAGCTGCCGCACCTCCAGCTGCCGCACTTCCAGCGGCTGCACCACCTAAAAAAGAAGAAACACTTTTTGGTGGCATTTTAGATAATATTATTAACAACCCTCTTAGAACAGGGGTAAATGCGGTAACAAGCCTTATCCCGGGTGGTGCTTTGGTAAATTTAGGATCAAATTTAACTGGTATGTACCCGTCACTTGGACAGATGGCTGAAAACGCAGTAAGCGGACAAAATATTTTTAGCAACGCTCCACAAGGCATTTTAACTGGTCTTACTGGCGGGGCTAATGCCTCATCCCCAAATCAAAATATGCTAACTTATGACCCCGTTGCCAGCTATCAAAACGGCGCACAGTTTGTTCCTGAAACCACAATGGGATACGGCCCTTATGGAAATTTGACGCGGGAGCAGTATAGAGATCAATACGGTGGCAGGGATGCTCCTGTTATCCCAATAAATACAAAGCCAAAAATACCTACAACGCCGACGACACCTGATACAACAACGCCAGAAACTCCTACCAATGGGCTAGGGCTTGCTACTTATGACCCAAGAACCTATCTTGGGGAAGTAAATGACCCATTGACTTATGGATTTGGCGGCGAGCAGGTTTACTACAAAGCAATGGGCGGGGCTGTTGGCCCTTTAAGTCAAAAACGGAAGTAAAACATGGTCGATGATCCACTAGAAGAGCTTCTTGACTACCAAGAAGGTGAAGAAGTTGAGCTTGAAGGTGAAGAAAGCGACGTAGAAGATACGGACGATGGCGGTGCTATCGTTACTATTGACGAAGAAGGCACTAAATATAATGAAAATCTGGAGTTTTACGCAAACCTTGCTGAAGATATCCCTGAAACTTCATTAAAAGAGCTGGCAACAGACCTTCTCGACGCCATTGCCCGTGATAAAGAAGCCCGTAAACTGCGTGACAAGCAGTATGAAGAGGGCATTAAGCGTACCGGACTAGGTGATGATGCCCCCGGAGGCGCACAATTCCAAGGTGCATCCCGTGTTGTGCATCCAATCCTTACAGAAGTGTGCGTAGACTTTGCCGCTCGCACAATCAAAGAGATTTTTCCCCGCACAGGTGCTTCATCCGGCCCTGTAAAGGACCAGATTGTAGGAACGCCGACGGCTGAAAAGGAAGAAAAGGCCAAACGCAAAACTGTCTACATGAACTGGCAGCTAACACAGCAAATGCCTGAGTTCCGCAATGAACTTGAGCAGCTTTTAACGCAAGTTCCGCTTGGTGGCGCTCAATACCTCAAACTAACATGGGACAAAAGGCTGAAACGCCCTCGTCCGTACATGGTTACCATTGATGATATGTATTTGCCCTATGCGGCAACATCATTCTACACGGCAGAACGCAAAACTCATCGTCAGCTGGTAACACAGCTGGAGTTTGACCGCCGTGTTCTGTCCGAGCTGTATCGAGACATTGAGCTTGTTGCCGTATCTGCACCAGAACAGACCAAAGCCGCTCAGGCAAACGACAAAATTGAGGGCCGTGAGCAAAACGACTACTACGATGAAGACGGCTTGCGTGAAATCTTTGAAATCTACGTCGAGTGCGAGATTGACGAAGACAAGGAAACCAAAGGCGACACAGCCCCATACATTGTAACGGTCGATGCCGTTTCTCAAGAGATATTGGCAATTTACCGCAATTGGGACGAGGATGATTCACGCCGCGTTGCGTTAGACTGGATTGTCGAGTGGCCGTTTGTGCCTTGGCGTGGCGCTTACCCAATTGGTATTGTCCACATGATTGGTGGCTTGTCAGCTGCAATCACTGGTTCTCTCCGCGCTCTTATGGACAGCGCACATATCCAAAACAGCCAGACCGGATTGAAGCTCAAGGGCGGTTCCCGTGGCGGTCAAAGCCTGAACATCCAGCCAACGCAGGTTATTGAAGTTGAGGGTAGCCCCAACAACGACGATATCCGCAAGACATTCATGCCGTTGCCATTCCCCGGCCCGTCCCAGACTTTGTTTACTCTCATGGGTTTCTTGGTTGATGCGGCAAAGGGTGTTGTACGCACTACGTTTGAAGACTTGTCTGACAATCCTGACCGTCTCCCAGTTGGCACAACGCTGGCTCTGATCGAGCAGGGCATGACTGTTTTCAATGCCATTCATGCCCGTTTGCATGACTCAATGGGCAAAACACTTAAAGTCCTGCACAGGCTCAATGCAACATACCTTGATGAACAGGTTGTTATTGACGAGCTTGGTGAGCTTATTGTTAAGCGGTCAGACTTTGAAGGGCCGATGGATGTTGTCCCGGTTTCTGATCCTAACATATTTTCTGAGATACAAAGGTTTGCTCAGCTACAGCTTATCGAGCAACGCGCTCAGGCTATGCCCCAGCTTTACGACCTCCGTAAAGTTGAGGAAATGATTCTTGACCGGACCAAGATTCCCAATGCCCGTGACCTTTTGCTTAAACAGCCTGAGCCTCAAAGGCTTAACGCCGTCAATGAAAACGTAGCGGCGACAATGGGCGCTCCTATCGTAGCTTTCCCTGATCAGGATCATCTGTCTCATATTCAGGTGCATCTGAGCTACATTACTAATCCCTTGCTGGGCGCGAGTCAGATCATGGCTCCAATTGTAATCCCGTCGATGCTCAACCATGTCAAAGACCATCTGGCTCTTTGGTATGTGAATGAGACGGTACGGGTTGCATCTGAAGCAGCAGGTATGGATATTGCTAAATTGATGGACCCTGACAATCCAGCAGTCGATCAAGAGTTTGACCGTATGTTGGCGGCAGCTGATATGCGCGTTGAACAACAGGCAATGCAGCAGTTGCAGGCAATCCCTGAAATTATCAAACAGGCTACTCAGGTTCTCCAGTCCTTCCAAGCTCCGCCGCCGATGGACCCAAGCCAAGTAGCTATGCAAATCCAGACAGCTGAAACGCAACGTCGCGCACAGGCTGATCAGGTAAGAGCGCAGATAGATCAGGCAAAGATTGCGGCAACGACGCAAATGAAGACTGCGGAAATTCAGTCAAAGGAACAGATAAACCGTGAGGACAACCAAACGGCGATGCTGATTGCTGCGTCTGAAATTGAGCAGGGTCATAGGACCAATATCAAAAGTGGCACATCATTGATGAAGGGTAATTAATTATGGACGGTGCAATCAACCAGCATAAGAAAATGGCAATGGGCAAAGCTATCCCGCAGCCAAAAGGCAAAAACACTCCTTTTAAAAAGGGTGGTATGCCAAAATTTGAAGGTAGCGCTATGGATATGGCTCAAGACAAGAAGCTCGCAAAGAAGAGCGGTATGTCTATGAAGGCATATGAAAAGTCACCAATGGATGCAAAGCACGACCGCCAGAAGTCTATGAAAGGACTGAAGCGTGGTGGTAAGGCTTGCTGAAGTACCACTAATTGAGCGGGTGCTACTCGCGCTGAAGGAAGAGCAAAGATCATTTGCCGAGAGTTCATTGAGTAGCCCCGCACAACGAGACGCCTTTGAGTATGGGCGTGTGACCGGACACTTCTCCGGAGTAAAGAAGGCTATCTCAATTATTGAAGATAGCTTGAACTATGATAGCGAGGATGACGATCATGGCTATAGCCGCCGTGGTGAAACTCGATTCACAATCAGGGATTGATGAAGCGTTTCCCAATATAGACTTTGGCATTAAGCCAACTGGTTCCCGTGTCTTGGTACAGATACGGAGGCCAAAAACAAAAACAGCTGGTGGTATTCTTCTTTCAGATTATTCTAAAGATGCGGAACAGGATAACACTCAGGTGGCAAAGGTAGTAGCGGTTGGGCCGCTATCTTTTAGGAATCGTGGCACGATGGAATTGTGGCCGGAAGGGGCTTGGTACAAAGCAGGTGACTTTGTGTTTGTTCCAAAGTATGCTGGATCACGTTGGCGTCGGGATAT